CACTTCGGGAGTGTTATACCACACTTGAAACTGTGGTCCATTTTGCGTGGCTAACTGTGCGTAGTTAACCCCTTTTGAAATCGCTAATTGCGTTGGGTTGACAAAGAATCGTAAGTTGTTAAGTTGCAACGGAAATTTTGTTGCCATGTGTTATCTCCAGACCCCAGTATGTCCAACTTCTTTTGCTTCGTGTCTAGGTCCTTGATGTGCTCTCATACGCTTATCTACGAAACGCTTTGCATCTAAATCGTGAAGTCCTTTATTGGTATCAACGTTTCCGCCTGTCAAAGAATTGAATCGTGTGACAGTCTCTCCAATCTTAGGCAACCATTCGTTTGTCTTCTGCATGGCTGGGAACAAGAACTGACTGAACTGTTCCATCATACGCATTAAAGTCTTCTCTACGTTCTGCAACGTTCCTGCTGCATCTCGCATTGACTTGAATCCTTCTGCTTGTAGGTCCCCAGCACTTGGAAAGTTCTTCTTGAACTTTTCCATCGCCTTCTCACCTTCTTTCGAACTAGATCCAAATGCATCAATAACGTTCTGGAATGCTTCTGCTCCCTTAACAGTACCAGCTCCTTGGAAACCAAACTGCTCTCCAAGTTTACCTGCTGCGATAGTTCTTAATGCAGGATCATGAAAGTTTTGAAGCACACCTTGAAACGCTTGCATAGTATTTGCCATGCTTGCACCTTGTTCAAGTTCTCCAGTTGATCCTGGCATTCTACCTTGAGTGAGTGCAAATAGTCCTGCTGCGTTTGTAGGTGACATCTGTCCTAAGAAATGACTCATCGCTTGTGCGAACTTATCTATTTCTTCTGGAGCCATGCCCATCTGTTGAAGAGGAAACACTGTAGCGTTTAGAACTTTGCTAGCTTCATCGCCATTGAAGGTTACACCACGTAACGCTTCCGTCATCTTCAACATCGTATTCATTACATCTTTGAAATTGATACCTGTTGCCTTTGTGATAGCAAGAGAACGTTTCATCGTCTCAGTCAATTGCTTCTGACTCATGTTCATGCTGTTACTTGCTTCAACTAGCAGTCCCATTGAATCTTCTGCACTGACACCAACAAATCCCATTGCCCCTACAAAGTCTGTAAGTGCCTTTCCACCATCACCTTCTGCTTCCTTTAATGCTCTAGGTGCTCGTGCTAGTGTTGAAACGAAATGATCAACATCAGCGTTTGTTAAGTTTAACTCGCTTTGTAGTTTACTGAAAAGACTTTCTGCTCCACCTACTCCTCCAGTAATTGCTCCAGTTCCACCTACTCCAAACGTTCCTGCTCGGCCAGCTCCTCTTAATGCCTGTTGTGCTTTAGCAACATCTGACAAACGACTAGAAGCTTTGATCATCAACAGAACGACAGCTTCCCAAATGTCCTTTGTGTCAAACAACGACTTGGCCATGTCAGCGGTCTTCTGCTTTAACTTGTCCATCACGGTACCAGAAGCAGCAACCTCTGAACGTTGTGCAGCTTTCTGAGCGTCTGCTAGTTCCTTAACCTGACTCTTGTCAATGATGTGGTTTTTGTCTTTCAGTTCTCTTACAGTTCGAGCTAGTGCTTCATTTACCTCTACTTGAGACTTACCACTGTTGCGAATTTCTTTTGCTTGATCAAGTGCATGTTGCAATGCTTCTTTATGAGCATCCTTCTGCATCTTCTTCAATGCTTCAAACTTCTGTCGTTCAGCAGTTTGTGTGAACTTGTTATACGCGTTGAAGCTACCTTGAGCATCTTTCCACATGCCATCTGTCTGAGTCTTTGCCATCTTTCGCATGTTCTTGAAAGTGTTCTCAAACATCAGACCCATTTTCATTTGAATGTCAACGACATCAAACAACTGTTCAAACTTCAACTTTGGAGGTTGGAAGTTTGGTTGTTGTGGACCTTGTCCTGAGAATGGTTGTTGTGGATCTGCCATAGTCTATTATCCTACGCGTTCTATTTCAGTAACGTCAAGTTTTGGTTCAGTTGGGGTAGTGTTTTGTGCGAAACCCTTTTCAAGATCTTCTGCAGTGATTGGTTTGTCGGTGTGCTTGTTAATTTCTTCAAGTATACCAGACATATCAACTTGCGTTTCAATATGAACTTGATCAAAGATTTTATGAGCAATTTCGGGATTAACGAAACGACACACCATCTTATATTTCTCGAGTTCTTCTTCTTGATCTTTGTAGTGGTTTGCTAAGACCCAGTATACCTGGGAGTGAGAGAGTGAGGCTATTTCGGGATCGAAGGGAGACTTACCTATCGCTTTGGCAGCGATCCATAATTCTCTAAACGGAAGGTCCGTTATTTTTTTTTTAACTCGTCCAAGACTTTACTTTGCTCAGCTGTGAGCTCCATATATCTTGAAAAAAGTTCAGCCAATAACGGATACTGCAAATCTTTATAAAATGCTCTTGCTTTAATCGTGTCGACTGCTTCGCCGTTCACAGTGTCGGTTGCATGAACCAACATAGCTTCTTGAAAATAAGTGAACCGTGTCGTGTCATCCACAATGTTCGATGGGATAGAAGCTAATGCTTTCTGTTGCTCAGATACTGAAAGTGTGTGAAACTTTACTTTCAGACTTCCCAATTCTACTTCTTTTTCTAACTTGCCCAGTTGGGCTAGCGCTTGAATCTCCATTTCGTTTCTCCTCGTTCTTTTTAATACAAATCAGTAAGCAATTGTTACCACGCGCAACTTCACCGGACCGTAAATATGCCGGCACATAACCCATAAGTGGGATTTACTTGAAGGTCTACATAAAGTTATCCAGCCAGAGTCTTATTCTACAGACCCACATTGGAACTGATTACTCACCTTCCTTTTGTTTATACTGTCACCGATTACTGCCAGTCGCTTGTTGAAGCGGGACATATTTCATCCCCTGGTATACGGTCATCAACTTCTTTGTACGCTTACGCGTACTTTATGCTACTAACTTCTTTGTGTAACCTATTGGAACGTCTTGCATGACCATTAAGTTTCCACCCATATCGTATGTCTTGGGTAGGTCATGGAACCAGCAACCAACGTACATTGTGGTTACTGTTTGGACGCCCGAATTTGCTGGAGCTTGTTCCTCTTTTACGATTACGAAAGGTACACCTTGATCTGCAATGTCTATAATGCTCGTGAATCCAAATGCTGCTAGCATATCTGCTGCATACAACACAGCTCGATTGATTGTGATCGTTCTGTCAACGAGTTGTGGAACACGTTCTACTATATCACCTGCAGTGTCCGCATCTAACTCATATCGCGGAATCGTATTTCGTGGGCTAGCTTCTGAGAATGAAATGATGCTAGCGATTCGAACTGACGATTGCGACAAAGCTCGAATTGCGGCAGCGCTTGTAAGGGCACTGACATCAATGTTCCCTTGAATAGCTCTGATCGTAACTGAGGTAGCTTGTCGTACTGCTACTTGACCTAATTGTGCCATAGTTATCTCCTAAATTTATCCTTGTGTGTTGAGGCTGAACGTGATCAAGATGTAGTTCAAAGGAAACACTGGACTGATTTGAAAACTGACATCAATCTGTGTTGGATCTACACTGTCGACGACTGCAGTGATGTTTTGGAAGGCAGTGATGATCTGTATGTTAACTAGGTTCGTTAAGATCGCACTGATTGTAGATCTGACTTGACTTGGTGTTCCACCTAGAATCTTTTGTCCTACAAAGATTGCCTCTAGCAATTGACGAACTGAAACTGCTGTGTAGTCAATAATTTCAACCACTGAATATTCTCGAGTATCTACTCTTGAAGGATCAGTTGTCGTTCCAAAGTAAACTCGGGGAATACTTGAACTCGTTGTAATTACGCATACACCATTTGATGCTAGTTGATTGTTCTCTGCTCGTAGGTTGTTGTTCGGAATTGTTTGGAACCCAACAACTTCTTTCTTAGTTAAAGGATCAGCAACGTCAAACTGTACCGACGTTCTAATTCCTCCAAGTGCAGCAGCTAAGAATGAACCATCGAGTGTTGAAGCTGATGGATTCGTTCCAAGAATTGCTGTAGGTGCTGTAGGATAAGCAAGAACCACACGTTTGTCAACAAGTGCTTGTGCTTGTGAAACTACACTTGCAACTGAAGGTGATCCTGCCATTCCAAGAATCGCAGTTCGTTCTTTTCTTTCTGTAATAGAACTTGCTAGGTTGACGTGATTTTCTACATCAGCGAATAGCATTGGATCTGTTGACAGAGGAACTACGATGTTGATTCCTTCTACACCAAGAAGCTTTGTTAATCCGTTTCTGCATTGAGTAATGAAAGCACCGTCTGCAGGGTTACATTGAATGACGCAGATAACACTTGCACCTTGCTGGAACACTAAGTTCGCAGCTACTGGGATTGTTAAAATGTTCCCAAGTGTGTTAGGTTGAAGTGAATCTGTTGATCCAATTGCTCCGTAAGCTGTGATTACATCGTTCATGTCGAAATAGAACACTGGCGTATAATCTGATGCAGCTTTTGTATATTGATATGATACTGTGTACGACACACCTGCTAAAGGTTCTCTAGGTGATTGTACAAATGATCCGGCAGTGAAACCTAAGATTGAATCTGAAGTTCCGTTACCAATCAAGAGTGACGTGTTGTTGACTGCTGATGTCTTAATCGTTACAGCTCCAGGTGCTGTTGTATCATCTGCAACAACTCCAACGAAGTTTGTATTGATTGTAGCAACGACTTGTGCAGCAGTTGTCTCAGTTGTGAAGGTGTAAGATTGATTTGCTCCGCCTGCGACTGCCAAGATCAAAGTCTTTCCACTCAACCCGGCGTAAGGACCAACAATGGTTCCAGAGATAAGTGCAGCGCCACTTAGTCCCCAATCTACATCGCCAAGGTTCCCGCCTGTTCCGAGTTGATAGTCAACTCCTAAATTGTACGTCACAAAATTTGCATCAGTTATGGTTCCGCCTGCAGCGAAAGAACCAAACCCTGCTAATGCTAGATGTGCTAGATCATCTGCAGTGTCGATTGCTCCCTTAGTAACAGTTTCACCATTAACAAGATTAGTCGTTCGACCAGTACCAATCAAAGCCACAACTCTTGGTCCGCCCGGCAATACCGGCAGGACAGTCGTTGGCTGAAATTGAGAATATACTCCTGGTTCTACGAAAACGTTTCCAATTGCCATTTAACTCCTCCTAAAAATCTTACAGATACTTCTTGTACTTGTCCGGTGATTGTTCTTTGGACAACTCGTTCAAAAGTTTAAGTACTTGATTCACTTTGTAATTCACAACGAATGGTGTAAGCAAATTCACAACGTTTTGAAACGTCGGATTGTTGATCAAGTCAGAAATTGCAGCTGACTTGTTGATATCCGACAGTTCCGTTAGTTTTGTCTTTGCTTCTTTCATCTTCGGATCGCTGTCTTCCACACTATTCAAAATTTGTATCGCTTGTTCCAGAAATATAGACATATTGCGTACCGAGTATATAATATATCGTCCTTTATTATGTGTTTTCGATTTAGTTTACAAATCGACGGAAATGTTGATTGGGATCTTGGCGAGTGTCGTGCCTGGTCCTAAGTCTTGTGTCCATTCTGTGTAAACTTCGAGTTGTATGCCAGCAGTAATCGCCCATCTGTCATTGATGAACACACGGTTTTCCGCGACGAAAGAATCACGCCATAGTTCTATACCGTTCGTAGCTAGATCATCCGTTAAAGTCTTGAATTGCTGGTAAATTTGGTCTATAATTTCGTCTCTAGCAATCGTATCATCGATTGTATAGACTTGAATTGACACTGTTAAGGGAATTGACGAAAGCATGTTATCAGCGATAACAGTTCCCGTGTGATCCTTTATCTCTGACCCACCATCAGGACCTAAGTAACGTTGTTCTTGTCCTACAACAGTATTTACGACGATGCAGGGCCAAAATGCGTTTTCTTGGGGTATGACATCACTGATGACAATTTTCGTGTTATCGAAGTCGTACTCTCCACTAGGCAACTCCACGTACTTATACTTCTGGTCTGGAGGTGTGCTGAAAAGACGACGTAAGTTCAAGATCACTGCATCCCGGACTTTTCGATTGATCTGGAATTGATTGCTCATTATAGTGGTAACTGATAGACAGGGTGATTTCGTTCTACTTCAGCGGTGACAAAGTTCTGTCTTAGCACAAAGAATTTCCAACGTGTTTGTGACACTTCCGTTACCCATAGACGTTGTCCATTTTGACGAATGATCAAGTCTCCATTTTGTAATAGAGGTTCCCAGATCGTCCATCCAGTAGGAATATACACGCGTCTTCGTCCCATCTCTTGTATGTTAGCAGTTTGAGGGGAAGGAGTAAGTACACTAGCAAAGATTTCAATTGGACTAAAGTAACCGCCTACCCAACCAGTTCCAAAACAGATTGTATCCTGTCCGTGTTGTTGATTGGTTTTGCGTACTTGGTCAAATTGAGGACAACGTGTACCCGTGTACTTTCTCTTGTACAAAAGAACTCGCTCTCCTCCCATTTCAAGCAACCACTTATATCGATTCCTAATTTCTAGGAAGTAGCGTTCCTTTGAATGGGTCCCTCTGTTTCCAGTGTTGGGAAGTATTTGTGCCCAGTGGGTCATAGCCCACTCCTGTTTTTATGCTACAGGTGTTGCAGGTACTTCGGCAGGTGCTTCTGCGGGTGCTGTTGCAGGTGTGGCAGCTGCTTGTAGCATTTTAACGGCGCCTTGCAATTCCAATCCTTTCATCAAGAGATCGTTACGCAATTTGTCGAGTTGTGCGATCTGTGCCTTTACCTGCTCATATTCAGCAAGTGTTGTTTTAAGTGCTTCGTTTACGTCGAATGCCATTTTCGTTTCTCCTTGTTCGTCTTTTTCGGGTCTAGACTACCCTACCTTATAATTCACCATTGTTTCAAAAACGTTACTT